GAAGATCGGCAGCAGTTATTTCCCTAAGTTTTGGTCGAAGCCCAGAGGACACCGGAAGGTACTCATCTAAAAACCCAGATACTTTAGTGACTTCTAGAACTGACTCGTCTGCTGGTATGGCAAGCCTCCGACGAAGGTCTCTTCCATCTGGTGAGTTTCGCAACCACGTTGCTACTTCCTCAATAGATTCACCATCAGCAAGTTTACGAGCGATAGCAGAGTTACCAAACTGCTGGCGAAGGGTCTGCGCCCACTGCTCAAAGTAGGCTGGGTCTCCTGGTTTTACAGTACCAATTCCTTTAGATGCCAAAGTCTTTGCGTAGATATCTGTGTTGGTATCTACCATACGCTCAAAGGAGTTCTGGGAAGATGCAAGCCTACGGAAGATATCTCCCAAAGGACCACCGAAGGCATCATCAAGGATGTATGTCTCACCGTCAGAGGTGGTTACTTCATATGCCCCAGAGCCAACCTTGGCCTTCTTGTCCATCTTGACATTCTTAGCAAGGACTTCTTGGTAGTGGTTATAGACAGCCAACTTCTCTTCTTGCAGAAGTTTGAGGGTACTAAGTTCGGCAGCAAGTTCAGCGTCGTTCTTCTTGAGAACAACCTCACCCTCAAGTTTGTTGATACGAGCGGCTCGCTCATCAATTTCCTTGATAAGTTTGGGGACCTTTGCCTCTACCTGAGCGTAAGTCATAGACTCGTCAATAGGGCGGTACTTGTCAATAACGCGGCCAGGAGTCTTGGCTGTATTGAAAACAGTGTTCTTGATTCCACCGCCGAGGTGACGCAGTGCGCCAAGCGCACCAACGGAGGCCATAATACGAAGTTGTGAATCTATAGCGTTACGCTGGGTGTAACCCAGGCGAAGAAGCGCACCAGCCTTGAAAGCGTCTTGTACGAGATCAATATAGTAACCAGCGGTTGAACCTGCTCTACCAGCAATGGCTCGAATAGAACTGCTGTTACGCTTGAGGATTTTATCCATCAAGTCAAAGTCCATAATTGGCAGATAATCTGCTGTCTGCGACTCTAGTTGTGGGATACGAAGAATTGACCCATCGGTGTCAACCATATAACCCTTGTCCTGAATGGACTTCAGGGCAGAGGTTCTTGCTCGTGTGTAGTTGTTATAGATGGTGTTTGCTGTGTCTTCATCAATGTCGTACTTGGCTGCAATGCCACGAAGCGCACGAGCCTCAAGTTCCATAATAGACTGAAATTTTTGTTCAGGGGTAGCACCACGGATATAGGAGTCAATCAAAGCCTTGCTTTGAGTTGGGTTGAGGTCAAGAATCTTCTCAAGACGGCTTACGTTAGCGACTACTTCTCGGTATGAGTCTGGGTCATTGAAGTTGACGATACCTGCTGGGCGCTCGCCTCCAAGCCACGACACCTTTTGATACAGCCTATGGAAAGGAGTTGGTTGAAAAACCTCAATCTTTGGGTTACCAACTTGACGATCGTAGAACTTTAGCGACCTTGACTTAGCAACAAAATCTTCAACGCCTTGAAGTCCAAAGCCAGTAGTACGAGCCAAGGAACCGCCACCCTTGGTGAGTTCCATTAGGTCTGCAAAGTACTTATCAGTTGCTGCGAGGGAACGGTAGTTTGCTTCTACCTCATCAATAACGGCCTTGTTGTCATTGAGGAATGGAAGCATCCCGAACTCGTCAGGGGCTGCGAATAACTTGAACTCGTCGTATGCTGCCATCTCGCCACGCGCCGCCTGAATAGCGTCTGTGATGTAGGCACGTTGCAACTTCAGTTCGTCGATTGCCTTGGGGTCTCCAAGAGAGGATCGAAGGATAAGAGCAGTCTCATCTGCATCTACCGAGTCACCGAGCAGGTGAGCCAAGAGTCCTGGATTGTTGGAGGACTTGACCATTGGGTGATTCAATGCGTAGATAGAATCGTTTTGGGTAAAGTCTTCAAGGACCTTTGTGAACCTATTGTTGACGCCATACTGAGCGCGAGTAATATCCTCAGCAGCCTTTGTAGCATCCTCTGCGGTGCGGATAGCACCTACACCCTTCGTTGAAAGGGCGGCAACCTTGGCTACCTTTGCTCCAACGAGGGTAACATCGCCTACGAGTTGGATACCGAAGTCACCAGCGCCGCTTGCAAATCTACCGAAGAGTGACTTTTTGAAAGCCTGGTCGCGTTGCGCTGGGTCATACACGTTGAACTTCGGGTCATACGTATTTCGCATTGAAGAAAGCGCAGACTGCATAAAGGAAATCTCTTGTGCGCCTTTGTACGCTTTACGCCACGTATCAGGATTGAATACGTTAGGCACTTCAGCGCCAGAAAAAAGTCCTCTATTGATTTCACCAGCGACAAGATTGACCGTAGTTAGTGGCTCACGAATATACTCTTGGTTGATTTCGTTGATCTTACGAAGAGTTGGAGCAAGGCCAGGAACCTTCATAATCGCGCCACCAGCGGAGGCGAATGGCTTGACTATGTTCTCTGATTCTTTATTGTAAGCACTCTTGAAGGTATTGGCAAAGCCGTTGTACTCTTCGTTATCGTTCCAAGGAGCAGTGCCTACATCCCACGCAAAACGGGCTACGCCAGCGCCAGCACCCGCAATTTCACCTGCGAACTTACCGACGTTACTAGCGACATCACCGATTCTGTTCCATACACTCACAGAGAATCCCTTAGTTGTCTGATAATTCTGCGCGTCTCTGGCGAGGTATCAGGCAAATCAGCCACATAGGTCAAGACAGGCATATAGGCTGCAATGTTTGCCCTGAAGTTTGTATCCTCATCTTCCATACGATTCATACCAAGAGCCTCTGAACCAGGGCCAGGGCCGCGATCAATACCAGCGGTGATTGGCTCATCTGGTCGCTCAGTCTCAGCAAAAAGTGGAGTGACGCTACGTGGGCGACCCAACTTAGGGTCAGCAACACCACGAGTCTTGGCTGTAGGAGCGCCTTGCATAATCTCTTGAGTTGCCTTGCGCTCGCCGTATTCTTGTGACGGTGGCAAATCTGTACGTGTAGAGAACTTACCTGGACCAGCAGCCCCAGCGAGTGGGTTTCTTGGCTCTGCCATTAGTCCTCCATCTTTTCTAAATCGTTTGCGAACTGCTCCCACACCGCATTGACTTTGTTCTGTCGTATTGCGTTATATGTGGCGAGTTCCATCAAATCTTCTGTAAATGCGTGTATTGACGACGCTATGTTGTGTAACAACCCCGCTGTTATGACTAAGAAATCAGCAGGGGTTACTGAGCGAGGCACATCATCGCTACCTGGATCGTACATCGCTCAGTCCCTTCTAAAACTAACTAGGCCTTCTTGCCCTTACGACCTGGTACAACCATTCCGAAGAACACCTTGCCGCCTTTTGGCTTGGAGGTATCACGCTTGCCTTCGATTGGCTTGACTTCAACAGCCTTCTGAATCTTTCCCTTGTTCATATCCACCTCCTCTACTAAGCCGCGCCGCCGATTGAGGCGAGCAGTGTTGCTATATCGGGACGAGTAGCACCAGCAGGGGCCATACCGCCAGGGGTTTCTGGAGTTGGCTGCGAGGCAGGGGCGGGGGCCGCACCTGCTGGTGACATCTGTTGTGCCATCATCATCTCTTCTGGCGATGGCTCTTCTGGAGCAAAAGCCCTTTCGATGACGGTCTCTATCTGGAGGCCTTTTTGTCGGCCTTTGATAACTTCAGAAATGCGAGCAATGATTTGAGCGGGGTCTTGTCCTTGCGCTGCCAGAGCAGGGATAGCCTGGGCATACTGAGCCAGAGCAACGCGAAGAGAATCACGCATCTCTTCAATATCAACCCTTTGTTCTTCTTGTGTGACATTCAACTCCATTGGGATTTCTCGGCGTACATAATCTCGTGAAACGAGTTTGTCGCTACGCATCTGGAGAAGTGCGATGATAGCGCGGTTAGGGTCCATACCAGACATAATGCCGTAACGGACATCTACGCCGTACTCACCCTTGATATCGCGGGATGGAACGTACTTCATCGAGTACGGTGTTCCATCGTCAGTACCCTTGATCTCCTTGGTGATGGAGCCAAAGATCTTCTCGTCTACTTCAAAGCAGAGGGAAACGAGGTCAGTAAAGAGACGAGCAAACTGTGCCTGTGCTGCACGAACTTGCGTATCAAATCCGGCCTGAAGTGCTTGGACTCCACGACCTGTGATGATAGATGCGTCAAGGTTTCCGCTACGTACTTCTGGGTAGCGAGCGCCGAGGCGAAGTTCACGCTCAAGAACGCCGGACTCAGTGAAGACTCCGTTTGGAAGTTCTAGCGGTACGCGCCTAATCGCTTGGGGATTAGCGGATCGCATAATAGCGTCAGGGCCAAGAGCGAGTTCTTGTACATCCTGCGGAATTGCAATAGGCGCTTGGATGCTCTTCTCTGCCGCTTGGATCTGCAAGACAGCAAAACGCGCACGTGCAAGTTGTACCGCTAGAACATCATCAAACTGGCCACGAGCCTCACCGTCTAGAGAGGCGCGGAGGGCTACGCGAGCCAGGCACTTGCCAATTGGGTTAGGGGTGTTGGCAAGAACTAAGTTGTTGCGTTCTGGTAGGAAGATTAGGTCTTGGTCTTTGTCGTGGTAACGAATGACGGAAAGATAAGGGCTGCCAGGAGTCATCTGGTTACGGCTAATAATCTGGCTTGCGTACTCTGGGAATTGTGCCGCTAAGGTCTCTGCATCTGATGCGATGATTTGTGTAAGCGAGATGGTCCTACCGAAGCGGTCAATTTCTGGGTAGACTCCGAATGGGTTGAGCATACGGATCTTGGGGCTGTTCGACTCGTAATCCATCTCAACGATGGCTGGCAACATTCCATAGGTGTTGAACCAGTCTGCTCCAGAGTACATCTGGATACCAAGGTCGGATGTAGCAACATAGTAGTTGGCAATACGAGTGCGGGTATCTGCTGCCTTACGAGCAGAGTCAGAGACCATATTGGTTGCAGAGCAGTTGAAGGATGGCAGTGGAGCCATTACCTCTGCAAGGTCCCGCGCTGCAACGTCGACAAAGTTAGCGACAAGAGGCTTTGGGTACTCCTCAGAGAACATCGCAGGGTAGACCTTGGAGATGTCTCCCTGACGCACGGAGAGAACATCGCGCATACGCTGATCTCTCGCTGCGTAGCGGGTCTGTAGGCGTGAGGCCTTAGCCGCTACTTCCTTCACTGTAAGCATTTGACCTACTTCTTGTTAGACTTCTTGCGCTGCGCTTCTACTTGCTTCTTCATCTTCTTAGGATATGAATAGCCTGGCATCATCACATCGCTATCGCTTGGCAATCTCTTGGGTGTAAAAATCTTAGGCTTCTTTTTGGCTGGCATTACTTCTTCTTCTTTGCTCGCGCTGCAGCAGCCATATCTTTCTTTCCAGAAATATATCCTGCATTGACGCCCTTTTTGCCTACACTGAAATCTTTTGCAATCTTTGCGCGAGTCTTCTTATTTACCGTTCCTTGGCGTTCTGCAACCATAGCGCCGAGTTTGACTGCCTTCTTCTTCATATTGACTCCTTAGATGAATTGTTGTTCTTTTTGCTCGAAGAGGTCATCTAAGTTGATAACCACTCGCTTTGCTCGCTCTGATCTGGTCAGAAACGGATTCTTCATATGGTGGACATTGTGCTGCCCATTGTTGATAATCTCTCGCGCTCTGATCTCACAGAACCAGAGGGCCATCACCATATCGGTCTTACCCTTAGTCGTAGGAGACCAGGTAATAAGTTGCTCTATGAGCGCCTTGATATTCTCTGTCTGATCCGAAGGAAGATGGATAAGATTATCTCGATGGTGCTTACCATCGCTTTGCTTCGTTCCAAACAATGTGGACATACTGGCGACTCCGAAGCCTGAGTCCCACTTGTTGTTTCCGGTGTGGTGTTCACGAAGGATGACACCTCGCGTTGCTAGATACTGACGGATGCCTTCGTCTTGGGTAAGGAAGGACTGGAAGGCGTTACGCTCTACAATCCACTCGGACGGCTTGTACGTATCCGTCCACTCAAACATTAGGCTACGGATTTGAGCAGGCGTTGGTCCTGTAATCTTGATGGCATCGACGATATAGCGCTTGTGCGTATTGCGGTCAACTGCGTAGCAAACGGCTGCTGTATCTCCAACCATTGCTGGGTCGAGGCCGCAGATGAAATGAAAACCTTGGGTAGACTTAGGGTGTCCTGGGTAGCCTGGGTTGAGACCACCTGATTTACGCATACCGTCAATCGAGCCACGCACACAGACAGGATCAAAAACAGCATTGTCAGAAATATCTTGCTGCTGATAGACCAAGGCCCAAGTAGAAGCGTCCATAGCCTGACGTTCGTTGTAGAGGTGACGACCATTCCATCGGGGGTAGAGACCATCCTCGGTCTTGTCACTCTCCTCTTGTCCATCAAAGGGTTGGTCTGAATAAGGCCAGAGCGTGACCCACTGATCGGGGTCTTCATTAGGCTCAAGCAGGGCTGGCATCGCTAGATAGGTCCAAGGGACCAGGCCGCCTGGGTATCTATCTGGGTTACGTAGTTCTCGGTAAAGGTCAACGGATGCAACTCGCGTACCTACGACAACCAACTTACCCGTTGGGTTCAAACGGGAGCGTACGTCCTGGGTGAGCCACTTGATCTGTCGCTCAAAGTCATTGGCGTTAGAGAGGGTAACGGCGTCATCTATGATAATCATATCTGCACGCTTACCGTAGATCTGACCGCCGATACCAACGGCTTCAATGTTGGGGTCCTTCTCAGAGGACTCTCTAAGTTCTTCTCCGAAGGTAACACGGGTAGCCTGCCAGGAGGCAGTCTTGGTATTGAAGCCCACCCCTGCAGCGTAGGCCTGCTGGAGTTCTTCGTACATTGGGTGGGTAAGGCGCTGCTTGATAGCGTAGAGGAAGTCCGCTGCCAAGCGCTGGGTCTGGGAAACTATGAGAACTCGGAAGTTCGGATTGTTGACGATCTTGTAGGTGACGTAGTCCACCGTAATCGTCATTGACTTGGCGTGGTTCGGTGGGATGTTGATGAGGATGCGGTTATTCGCCGTACCCCGCTCGAAGCGCATAGAGGGGTGTAGCCAGCCTGGGTCCTGACCCTCGATCACCTCTACCAGGTTTTTCTGGTGGGCGAAGGTCTCAGAGTGGAGGAAGCGTTTTCTGAAAGATACGAAGTCTAGGTCTTGGGCTTCAGCCTCGGTAAACTTCTTGGATACCGCACCTAGCCGTGTTCTATCCGCTAGGCTCTTGAAGTGGGGGTCTGACCTACGGTAGTACTCCCAAGTCTTGGGAGACTTACCTGCCACCCCACAGGCCTGCTCTACTGTCATACCCTCCGCTAGGCATTGGAGGATGACCCTCTTAGCCAGATCAGCGGCTTGTTTGTCTGACATCTACTTCTTCTTTTTCTGGGAAGCCTTCTTCTTGCTCTTTGGCTCTTGGCTACCTACAACACCAGCAGCGGCTCCCTTAGCAGTCCTCAACGCCCCTCTTGCTTTTTGGGATGTTGTGAGGGCCTTCACATTCTGTTGTTGACGGACGGAGAGTTTCTTGGTCTCGTAGTCCACCTTGACCTTGGTCTTCTTCACTGGAGAATAGGCTGTGCCTCCAGGACCTCTGGCTTCAATCTTGGCCTTAGAACCTTGGGTAAAGGTACGAGTCTTAGTTGTCTTACCCGCCGAAGATAACTTTGGAGTGACGACCTTGGAGACCACCTTACCTACAGTGGTTGCTGCACGACCTACTGGGATGGCCGCTATAGCGACGCCCTTGGCTATATTGGCGATACGCTCTACCTTGGGATTCTGCTTCTTGGAGGTAGCAGTAGACCCCGCAGGGGTCACTAGGTAGGACTTCTTCTTGTTCTTGGCCATTGCCATCCTTTGGATCGGTGGGCAGAATACACCCCACTAAAAGCGCCGTAGGCGCTACAGAACTCCCTCGCAAGCCACAGCGCAGCGAGGGGTAAAGACGGTTGGTACTAGGCCCCCGAAGTGTCAACGAGAGGGGGCCGTATCGAGAGAAACTAGGGGCGTACCGTTTCTCTCTCTCTACTACTACACTAAGGCAGAAAAAAATAGCGATTTCCCTCTAATGTGATGGAAATCACCTATTGTTCATCTTTATATCTGTACAAATACGGACAAACGGTATAGCCGAACACAATAGATTGACTTTAGTCGAGATATTTTGTGAGGGTATATACCCACCCGTGCCAACAGATTTAGCACCCTGGGGTCTTTTTCGGCGCAGACCCGCAGGGCAGACGGCAGACGGCTAGTGGTAGAGGGAAAGCCGTCGCGCTCACTCTC